CGGGAGTGGGTGTGTTGGGTAGAGATCAAGATGCCGAAAGGCAAACTGCGTGACGCGCAGGAAGCGTTTAAGGCGGTGTTTGACCCACGGGGGGAGTACTACGTCGCCCGTGACCCCGAAATCGCCCTACGCGACCTCTACGACGCGTATATCGCAGCCATCAAGCCAGAGCATGCCCGTTAAGTAACTTTTTGCGCACGCCCTTGTAATGGGTGATGGCATGGCGTGGGTATTTGGCCGCGAACTCTGGGAGGCAGGCGTAGTCAGATTCCGAGAGATACTCCACCCAATGGCTGGGCAGGGAATCTACGTACTCGCGCAACACCTCTTGGTCGCCGTACCAGACTTTGAACTTGTCGGGCAAGTTAGCGTAGCGGGTTGCCATGTCATCCCACGCTGCACAAGACGCCGTAATCGTGCAGCAACCCAGATACGGGTACACCTGATCCAGTGTCTTGCCCGTGTACTCGGAATAATCCTGACCGCGTTGGTTCGGGTTAAAGTACGCCTCACGGTTAAACGACCGCCGACACACGGCTATGTGCGCATCGCCCAACAAGTCAGAGGGGTGGATGGGTTTATGCACGATCATGTCGGTGTCTAGGTACATGGCAGGGTCGGACAACCCAAGGTCAGCGAACGCTTGCGTGCGCCACTGCATCAGGAACTGCCGATCCCCGTCGGTCGGGGCTGTCCATGTGACCCCGGGCACGGTCGGGGTGTCGTGGTCGGTGACTTGCACCACCTCGGCTTTGGGGTTGTGTGCCAAAAGCGAGGCGACCATACGCGTCGGCATGTCTAAATCAGGGCCGACGTGAAAGAATACAAACGTCATGTTGCAACCGTAACACTGACGGGATAACCTCGCAATGCGGAGGCTCTATGTCGCATAAAGACGCAGCAGAATTTGTCGGGGTATTGCTCCATAGCAGCACGGCCACGCATTTCCTGCATTTGCAGACGGCCTCCTACGCCGCCCATAAAGCCCTCGGTCACTACTACGAAAACATCGTAGGGCTGGCCGACAAATACGCGGAAGCCTACCAAGGCCATTACGGCATCATCCCGCTCGCCGACTATCCCGAGGGGTTTAAGGTGCAAAAGGACGCGGCCAAGTACGCCGAAAGTTTGCTGACGTTCGTCAAGGGCATCCGCAAGGACTTGCCCAAGGACACCGACCTGCAGAACATCATTGACGAGATCGTAGGCGAAATTGCCGCCCTGTCGTACAAGTTGGAGCGGTTTAAGTAATGCCTATGCGCCGCGAGCAGGTGGCTGCCGCCCTCAAATATCTGGGGGACAAGGCTGACCTACGCGGCCGCTTTGAGCGGGCCACCTCGCTAGACCCCCAAGAGCAAGACCTTGCCGACATTGCCGTAGAAACGGCCGCAGGGTTTGTGCCGGGGGTGGGCCAAGCCCTTGCTGCCCGTGACGTGGAACGCGCCAGACGCGCTAACGATCCTACAGGCATGGCAATGGCAAGCATGGGCGCGGTTCCCGGTGGCCGTCTGGCAGGGCTGCTAAAGCGTTACGACCCTGTGATGCAGCAGTTAGACGTTTACCACGGCACCCCGCATCGGTTCCCGGCTACAGAAGCCAACCCGCTTGGTGAGTTTGACGCCAGCAAGATCGGCACGGGTGAGGGAGCGCAGGCTTACGGGCATGGGATTTATTTAGCGGAAGCGCCGGGAACAGCAGAAATTTATAAACGCGCACTTGCTGAAGATGTTGTGGCAGTAGATGGAAACCGTATCGCCGCAAAACGGTCGGTGGACGCAAGACGTGATCCAGAAAGTATTGCCGTCAACGCATTAATTTCAGCGCAATCTGGACAAGTGGACGATCCGTTTGCTACGGCCATGCAAAGACTTGGTGGAAAATATGGCCCGCGTAACGAATACGACGCAAAAGCAATAGAAGTCATTCGGAACTGGCGTAACAAAGGCGCAAAAATTGAGGAAGGCGGCGTTATGTACAAAGCCGACCTACCCGACGAGATGATTGATCGGATGTTGGATTGGGATAAGCCGTTGAGTGAGCAGCCGATGATTGATCGGATGTTGGATTGGGATAAGCCGTTGAGTGAGCAGCCGGTTTCTGTTCAAAAAGCGTTGATGAAATTGCCAAACGCACAAAAATTGGACGAAACAATGACTGGCGCACAGTTGTTGGAAAGCAAAATGTTAGTGCCGGGAGAAATGCGCGACCCTGCAGAGGCATCTCGGCGCTTGCAACAACTTGGCATCCCCGGCATCAAGTACCTAGACGCAGGCAGCCGAGGCCAAGGCGGCAGCGGCACCCGCAACTTTGTCGTATTCCCCGGCGAGGAAAAGAAAGTACGCATATTGGAGCGTAAGTAGCCCCTCTTTAATTATTGTTTCATTTGTGCATAAATAAGCCCTATGCCAAGACCAAAAGGATCGCCCAACAAGGCAACCGCAGAGGCCAGAGAGGCAATAGCCCGTCTTGTAGACGGCAATGCACACCGCCTAAACCTCTGGCTAGACGAAATCTACAAAAAGAAAGGTGCAGAGGCTGCATGGCGCTGCATGATGGATGTCATTGAGTACCACGTACCCAAACTCGCAAGACACGAACACACGGGCAACAACGGCGACAAGATCAAGGTTGAAGTTTCGTGGATGGCTCCAGAGTAGTCATACCCTACCGCCCTCGTAAGGCGTTCCTGCCGTTTCATAACAGGACGCAGCGGTGGGCGTGCCTTGTTGCCCATCGTCGCGCAGGTAAGACAGTCGCAGCCGTCAACGACATCATTCGCGCTGCCATTACATACCAAGGCGACCATGGGCTGTTCGCTTACATCGCCCCCTACCGCAGTCAGGCTAAAGCCGTGGCGTGGCAATACTTCCAAGAGTTTGCCCAACCCATCACGCAGTCCAAGAACGAGCAGGAACTGACGCTCACGCTCGTCAACGGCAGCCAGATACGCCTTTATGGCGCTGACAACGCCGACGCCATGCGTGGCTTGGGCTTTTCGGGCGTGTACATGGACGAGTACGGTGACTTCAAACCCAGCGTATTCGGCAATGTCATACGCCCCGCCCTTTCCGACAAACAGGGCTGGGCTGTGTTTGGTGGCACGCCCAAGGGTAAAAATCAGTTCTGGGAAATCTACGAAACAGCCCGTAGACTTAAACACGAATGGTTCTTGCTGCGCCTCCCTGCCTCCACTAGCGGGTTGTTACCCAGCGGCGAACTGAACGCTGCGCAGGCGCAACTTAGCCCCGATCAGTACGAGCAAGAGTACGAGTGCAGTTTTTCGGCTGCCATTATCGGGGCGTTTTTTGGCACGGAAATGCGAGAAGCCGAGCAGCAGGGCCGTATCACCAAAGTGGATTACGACCGTAACCTGCCCGTCTACACCGCATGGGACTTGGGATACCGCGACGACACCGCTATCTGGTTTTATCAGGTGGCACGCGGGGAAATACGCGTCATTGATTTTTTCGCAGTATCGGGTGCAGACATCCACGACATTGCGGGGGTGGTGTTGAGCAAGGGATACCGCTATGAGCGGCACTACCTACCTCACGATGCCCGTGCCAAATCTTTACAAACTGGCCGCAGCATTGTGGAACAACTGGCCACGCACCTAGACGTTGGCAAATTGTCAGTCGTCCCCGACATCGGATTGCAAAGCGGTATTCAAGCCGTTCGCATGATGTTGCCGCGTGTTTGGTTTGATGAGGAGCGGTGCCGCGACGGCATTGAGGCGCTACGGCAGTATCAACGTGAGTATGACGAGGACAAGAAAGCGTATCGCCAGTCCCCGCGCCATGATTGGACTAGCCACCCTAGTGACGCTTTCCGTATGCTTGCGGTATCATGGAGTGAGACATCTGACAAGCCCTCGCCATTAGAGGTGAAACCGCTGATGGTTGGGCCGCAGAACACGGTGACATTGAACGACATGTGGGCGGTTCACGACCGCTCAACCAGTAGGAGAGCAAGAATATGAGCGTAAACAGTCCTACCCGTAACAATTATGTTGCTGTAGCGGCCACTTCCACGACGACGTTCGGCGCGGCAGGGGCGTACCTGCACAGCGTGATCGTTAACGTCCAGAGCAACACTGAAGCGACTTGCGTGGTCAGCGACGGCAGCACGGCACTTGTCAGCATCCCGGCGACTCAAGCCGCTGGCGTGTACGTGATCCCGCTCGGTATCGCCACGACGGGGGCCATCACGGCAACCTGCTCGGGAAACAGCAACTGCCGCGTTGTTGGCTTGTTTAGCACCTACGTATGAACAAGCCCGGTTTGTACGCCAACATCCTCGCCAAGCAAGAGCGCATCAAGGCTGGCTCGGGCGAGCGCATGAAGCGCCCGGGTGAGGCAGGACGCCCGACCGCTGCAGACTTTAAGCAAGCGGCCAAGACGGCCAAGCCAGAAAACAAGGGCAAAAAATGACCGCCGCATGGCAGCGCAGCGAGGGCAAGAACCCAAAAGGTGGGTTAAACGCCAAGGGTCGTGCGTCGTATAAAGCCGAGACGGGCGGCACGTTGAAGCCTCCGGTAAAGGCTGGAGACAACCCACGCCGCGCTAGTTTCCTTGCTCGTATGGGCAACATGCCGGGGCCAATGAAAGACAGCAGTGGGAACCCGACTCGCCTTGCGCTTGCCCTCCGCGCTTGGGGTGCAAGCAGTAAAGCCGACGCCAAGAGCAAGGCCGCTGCAATAAGTCAGCGCAACAAGGGGAAAGACTGATGGACGACATGAAAAGTCCCGAGTTGGAACGCTACCTCAAGATCGTCGCGCAGTACGAGAACGAGTACGCCAAGTGGACAGCGCGGGTCAAAAAGATCATTAAGCGTTACCGTGATGACACGCGTGGTCAGACGCTGACCGAATCGGCCAAATTCAACATCCTGTGGAGCAACGTGCAGACGCTGATCCCTGCCGTCTACGCCAAACTCCCCAAAGCCGACATCAGCCGACGCTTTGGCGACAACGACCCCGTGGGTCGCGTGGCGTCACAACTTCTTGAGAGGGCGCTGGACTTTGAAATAGAGCATTACCCCGACTACCGAGCCACGATGAAATACTGCGTGGAGGATCGGTTTTTGGGTGGGCGTGCCACGGCATGGGTGCGGTACGAGCCGCACGTCAGTCCCATCGGCATTGACGACGACGGCCTGCTGGTCACTAGCGACATTGAGCAGGGCGAGGGTGCGCCGCCGCAGATGGAGCGCATTGACTACGAATGCGCCCCCGTGGATTACGTCCATTGGAAGGACTTTGGACACTCGCAAGCCCGTACGTGGGAAGAAGTCGGCCAAGTGTGGCGCTGGGTCTACATGACCCGTGAGGCGCTGATAGAGCGTTTTGGCGAGGAAGCCGCCCGACGCATCCCGCTAGACCAAGGGCCGGAACCGCTTAACGCGTACAACGAATCCAAGCGCACGTACAACCGTGCAAAGATTTGTGAACTGTGGGACAAGGAACGCGAAAGGGTCGTGTGGTTCTGCAAGGGCATGCCGTCCATCATTGACGAGCGTGACGACCCGCTTGGCCTTGAGGGCTTTTTCCCTTGCCCGAAACCGCTTTACGCCACTACGACCAGCGACACGTTGGTTCCGGTTCCCGACTTTGTGTTGTACCAAGATCAGGCGATGGAGTTGGACATCCTGTCCGACCGCATTGACGGATTGGTGAAAGCCCTGCGTGTGCGCGGGGTGTACGACGCCAGCCAACCCGCCCTACAACGCTTGCTGACCGAGGGTGACAACAATGCACTTATCCCTGTTGATAAATGGATGGCTTTTAGCGAAAAAGGCGGCCTTAAAGGCAGCATTGACCTCCTCCCGCTGGACACGTTGGCGAATGCGCTTCTCAACTGCTACCGCGCCCGAGAGGACATTAAGGGCCAAATCTACGAAATCACGGGCATCGCAGACATCATCCGTGGGCAGTCGTTCGCCAGCGAAACCGCGACCGCGCAGCAAATCAAAGGACAGTACGCAGGATTAAGACTGCGCAGCATGCAAGAGGACGTGGCCCTCTTTGCGTCGGAACTAATCCGACTCAAGGCGCAGGTCATGTGCAGCAAGTATCAGCCGCAGACCATCCTCGCGTACGCCGCCGCACAGCAAATGTCGCCCGCCGATCAGCAACTGATCCCGCAGGCGCTGGAACTGATGCGCGACAAGCCGCTGCGTAACTTCCGCGTGGACATTGCTGCCGATAGCCTTGTGATGCTGGACGAGAACCAGAACAAGCAAGACCGTATGCAGTTCCTGCAAGCGTTTGGTGGGTTCCTCGCCCAAGCCCTCCCTGTTGGCCAAGCGTCCCCGCAGATGGTGCCCATGATGATGGAACTGCTGCGCTTTGGCATGCAGGCGTTTAAGGCGGCACGCCCGATTGAAGGGCAGATTGACGCCACGCTGCAGCAACTGGCGCAGGCGGCACAGCAGCAACAACCCGACCCGCAGCAGCAAGGCAAGCAAGCCGAACTGCAACAGAGGGGTCAGGTTGAGCAGAGCAAGATGCAAATGGAATCTGCCCTCGCGCAAGCCAAGATGCAGCAGGAAATGCAGTTGGAGCAGGTACGCGCACAAGCCAAGATGGCGATGGAGCAGCAAAAGCAGCAGTTTGAAGCGCAGATCAAGGCAATGGAACTGCAAGCCCAACAGGCTGCCGCCAAGTACAAGGCTGATTTGGACGCCCAAACCCGCCTCATGGTTGCGCAAATGAATCAACCGTCACCGTTTAACCAATGAAACGCACGTACGTTTACATAGACGGCGAGTTTGTAGAGCGCACAAAGGATGCGAAAGGGCGGTATCACTACGTCATACCCGACATCACGCCCTACAAGAGCATGATTGACGGCAAGATGGTCACGTCACGGTCAGAGCATCGCCGCCACCTCAAGGCGAACAACTGCATTGAGGTTGGCAACGACGATCCCGCCAAACACATCCGGCAGGAACGCCCAACGAACGAGCGTTTGGAGCGCCTCAAGTACGAGGTGAACAAGCGCATGACCAACGAACAGGCTGACCGCATCATCCGGCAGTTACGTCAAAACTTGAATTTCACCAATCCCCACAGGAGAGGCTAATCGTGGACGTTGACAACCAGAATATTGAAGCCCCACAGGCTGAAGATTCCCGCCGTGTGATGCTTGAGGAAGGGTTTGAGGCAGCCGAGAAAGGCGAACCAATAGAATCCATCGGCAACCGTGACGACAAAGGCCGGTTTACCCGCGCCAACGGTCAGGCACCCGAACAACCCGTCGGGTCAGACGAAGAAATGCCGGTGTGGAAGCGTCCACCCGCCTCATGGAAGAAAGATTTTCACGAAATTTGGGCCAAGGCTGACCCAAAGATGCAGGAATACGCTTGGCAGCGTGAAGAACAGATGCGCCAAGGCGTGGAAAAGGTGATGTCCAAGGCGCAGTTCGCTGACGCCATGCAAGAAGCCATTGCCCCGTACCTGCCGACCATCCAAGGCATGGGCCTGACGCCTGACAAAGCCGTTTCGGCGCTGATGCAGGCGGATTACACCCTCCGCACGGCCCCGCCGCAGCAAAAGATGCAACTCTTTATGCAGTTGGCGCAGTCGTACGGCATCAACTTGGGCGCTGCTGGCGTAAACCCGCAGGCAGCCCCGCAAAATTCCGTAGACCCGCTCGTATGGCAACTTCAGAACGAGTTGAACACCGTGCGCGGCGAGGTTATGGGCTGGAAGCAGCAACAGGAAATGCAGCAGAACCAGCAATTATTGGACGAAATTGGAACTTTTAGTCAAAAGGCTGAACACTTTGAAGAAGCGCGACCGGCCATGATCCAACTCTTACAGAGTGGGATGGCCGAAACGCTTGAAGAAGCGTACGAAAAAGCCATTAGGCTAGACCCGAACTTGTTTGAGCAGACGCAAAAAGCCCAACAGGCCAAAGCGTCTACCCAACAGGCGCGGGAATACACCCGAGCGGCAAAGGCTGCACGGGCGGCAGCGGTGAGTGTCAGAAGCGCCACACCCGGCGTAAACACGGCTCCAAAGGCTGGCGATAGAAGGGCGATTTTGGAGGAGCAATTCAGCGACTTGGAATCGCGTTTGTAATTAACTGATATAGGAGACTTAAAATGGCATTTGCCAACTCTAGTATCAGCGACATCATCGCTACCACAATCCAGAGCCGTAGCGGTGAACTTGCTGATAACGTGACCAACAACAACGCGTTGTTGCGTCGTTTGAAGGAGCGTGGAAACGTCAAGACGTTCTCGGGCGGTAACGTGATTTTGCAAGAAATCATGTACACCGATCCGACCACGAACAACACCAACTCGTACAGCGGCTATGAAGTGCTGAACGTGGGTCAGAACTCGCCCATTTCTGCGGCGCAGTTCTCCATCACGCAGTACGCCAGCGCCGTGACCATTTCGGGTCTGGAAATGATCCAGAACTCGGGCAAGGAGGCGATCATTGACCTTCTTGATGGTCGTATGGCCGTTGCGGAAGCCCAGTTGGCCAACCGCATCAGCGGCGACCTGTACGGCGACGGCACCGGCAACGCGGGCAAGAACCTTACGGGCCTTGCTGCGGCTGTTCCCGATGACCCGACTGTGGGCACCTACGGCGGCATCAACCGCGCTGTGTGGACGTTCTGGCAGAGCAAGAAATTCTCGGCTGCCGCTGATGGCGGTGGTGCGGGTGCTGTGTCCAGCACGACCATTCAGGGCTACATGGATGCGCTTGCGGTGCAGTTGGTTCGTGGAACCGACAAGCCTGACCTTATTGTGGCTGACAACAACTACTACCGCTTCTACCTGCAGTCCCTGCAGGCGATCCAGCGCGTCACCGACAGCGGTGGCAGCATGGCGGGCGCGGGCTTTGCCTCGCTCAAGTATTACGGCGCGGGCATGGCCTCCGACGTGGTGCTGGACGGTGGTATCGGGTCGTCCACGTACAACTCGGGCAACGGTAACGCCAACCACATGTGGTTCCTCAACACGAAGTACCTGCATTTCCGTCCTCACAAGGATCGCAATTTCGTGCCGATCGGCGGCGAACGGCAAGCCGTCAACCAAGATGCCATTGTTAAACTGATTGGCTGGGCAGGTAACTTGACCTGCTCGGGCAGCCAGTTCCAAGGCGTCCTGATTGCTTAATAGGAGGAAACGAAAATGACTGTTTCTACAAGCAATCTGGCTGGTGTGGCGCTTAGTTACACCAACTCATCGCCCTCGTTCGGGCTTGGCACGGTTGTCAACCTTGACGATGGCGGCCAAGCGGTCTATGTGCAGGCGGCATCCGAAATCTCGCAGTACGCTGCGGTTGCGGTGCAGTCCAACAATAAAGCCGTGATGATTACCACGACCAACGCTGCGACCACGAAGCGCATCGGTTTTGCGCAAGTGTCCATTGCCTCCGGCGACTACGGCTGGGTGCAGACGGGCGGCGTGCCGGTCGTGAAACTGGCGGCATCTTGCCTCCCCAACGTCCCGCTCTTTACGACGGCGACGGCGGGAACGCTGGATGACGCCACGGTGTCGGGCAACGGCGTCGGCCTTGTGGTCGGCATCGTCGCTACGGCAACCGCATCGGGCGCAACCGCAATCACCTGCGTGGCGGGCTACCCGCACGTCTCGGGTGCAGGCGGCGCTGTCTGATGAAACCTCTGGAGATCACGGTGCAGGCGGCAGGAACGCCGGAGGAACTTTGTTCCAACATCCGTTCCGCGCTTGCCCGTGGTCTGCCAGAACTGACCCTCGCTCCCATCACGCACGATGGAACCATGGTGCTGGTGGCGAGCGGGTGGTCTATGCCGGATTACGTTAACGAGATCAAAGCGCATCGCAAAGCCGGTCACGTCATCGGCGCAATTAAGCAAGCACACGATTTTCTGTGCAAAAACGGTGTGGAACCTGATTTTTGGGTCAACCTTGACCCCCGCGACCGCACGAACGGCATCCAACTCAAGAATGACCGCACGCTGTACTTGGTCGCCTCCCGCTGCCCACCTACCACGTTTGACTTCCTGCAAGGCAAGCGCGTGATGCTGTGGCACTCATGGGCAGAGGGGCCAGAAATGGAAGCCATGGGGCCGGGTAAGTTAGCGATTGGTGGCGGTACGACCTCGGGGTTACGCGCCATCAACATCGGCTACATCATGGGTTTTCGTAAGTTTGTGTTGTACGGGTACGACTCATGCAACGGCCCTGACGGCCGCAAGCGGTTTGGCGGCGAAATGCCGGGGCTAACCATTGACGTATGGGTAGGCGGCCCGACGGGCAAAAAGTTTAATTGCAACGCCGCCATGGCCCAGCAGGCCAACGAATTCCAGAAACTGTTTGAAGTCATGCCTGACCTCAACATTGAGGCGGTTGGGCCGGGATTAATTGCCGAAATCATGCGTTGCCGTCGGGATACGGCACAGGCGGCCTAATGGCCTGTGTATAACAACATTACGACGGTCGCCTCGGGCGCAGGGGTCAGGCTGCCCCCAACCGAAATGGGCGAGACAATTATTGTGCGAAACGGCGGGGCAAACCCACTGCTTGTTTATCCGTATGACGCCAATAGCACCATCAACAATGTCGGTTCTGTGCAGATTAACGTCGGCTGCTCGGCCATGTTTTACGCCGTCAGCAATACGGTGTGGGAAGAACTGCAGGGCTTTGGCCGTGCGGTGCCCATCCTGCATTACGGGGCGTTTTCGGACACGACAACGCAAACGATTGTGTCCATCAACGAAGCCTACGCCATGACGTTTAATACAACTGATGCAGCCAACGGGGTCAGCATCGGATCGCCCACCTCACGAATTGTCGTAGATGAACAGGGCGTCTATAACGTCCAGTTTTCGGCGCAGTTAGACAAAACCTCGGGCGCTGCCGCAACCATTCACATTTGGTTGCGTAAAAATGGCGTAAATGTGCCAAATACGGCAAGCAAAGTGGTTATCCAAGGCACTGCCGCCGAACTTGTCGCCGCATGGAATTTCATCATCCAACTTGAACCCACAAATTATGTAGAATTGATGTGGGCAAGCGATGACGCAAATGTTGTTCTGCTCGCAGCCAGCGCCACAAGCGTTTGGCCT